GAAGTGGATACAAGACAACCTGTTCAACGGCTTGCGAGGCGGGCCTGTGGTTGTCACTCTGGGCAGAGTAAAGCGCAGCAGCGACCAGAATGCGAAGCTGTGGCCTATGCTTCAGGATGTAGCAACACAAGTGGAGTGGTACGGCAGAAAGCTGGAAAAGGAAGATTGGAAAGAAGTATTCTCAGCGGCATGGAAGCAGCAAGATGTGGTGCCTGGGATCAATGGCGGCTTTGTTGTGATGGGAGTGCGAACGTCTAAGATGACCAAACCAGAGTTTGCATCCTTGCTAGAAATAATTTATGCTTTCGGATCAGAGCACAATGTTATTTGGTCTGAGCCTGCACTTATCTCTTTCGAGGAATTAAAAAGCAATGCGCCCAATACCGTCAAATCAAATGGGAATTTATAAAATAACCTTCCCTAAAGGCCATTATTACATTGGCAGTGCGACTAACTTAAAAAAAAGAACAGCGTGCCATATTTGTCAAATGGAAAACGGAAAACATTTTAACAAATGGGTGCAGAGAGTATTTGATAAGCACGGTTCGTCCGAAATAAAACTAGAAATAATTGAAATTGTTAATGATAGCGCATTGTTGGTGGCGACTGAGCAGAAGTACATAGATGCCCATATTGCTGATAAAAAATGCATGAACATCTGCCCAACAGCCGGAAGTGCAATTGGAAGAAAAGTTAGCAGGAAAACAAGAGATAAAATTGCACAGAAAGCCATGGGGCGCATTATGTCGATAGAAACTAGGGCTAAAATGTCTGATGCTTTAAGAAATAGGAGGGGCGAAAAAAGACCTCCAGAGACCGGGAAAAAAATAGCAGAAAAAGCCAAAGGAAGAATTGTTAGCGATGACACTAAACTAAAAATGTCTATCGCTAAAAAAGGAGTGCCTAAATCAGAAGCGCACAGAATTAAATTGGCAGAAGCGTGCAGGGAGAGAGCAAAAAAACCAATAAGCGAAGAAACTCGTGAAAAAATGTCAAGATCAGCAAAGGCTAGGTTTGAGAAAGCTGCTAATAAAGGAAAAGACGGAAAATTCACCGCCTTCGGAGCGGAGCATTCCGTAAAGTGGGCTGACCCATCACTGAAGGCATTTGATGAATATCGGGAGGCGCGATGAAAAATTACGTCGAGGAATTTATTAAGCTGGGTGGACAGATTCAGCAGCTTCCGCCAGGTAACGCACTGCGTGACAATGACGGCGAAGACTGGAAAACCATAAACGAGAACCGATACAAAGTGAAAGTGGACAAGGAGCGAGCCAATGACAATTCGTGAATCGACGAATCGAGAGTGCGATCAGATTCGCTTCTTCGGACCAGCAGTAGTGAAGGTTGATCCAAAAGAGCGAGAGCTTCTGGATTGCCTAGAACGAGCCATGTCGAAGTTTACCGGCAGCGTCAAGGTCATACCTTTCGGAGTGTCTACGTTCCAGCAGAGGACTCAGGCTGAGATCACAGAGCGCACCTTTGAAATGCGCCAGACAGCACAAGAGGAGCGCAGACAGCGCAAGGAGCGCGAGGCAAGAAAGTGCATCAACGGGTGCAAGGCAAAGGTCAGGTACGGCAACCTGATGATCTGCCATGCCTGCTATATTGCAAAGCTCAGGAGCAAGGCGCGTGAACAGCAAGCGTAAGTGCGGTGGGTGCAGCCAATACTTCCGCCCTGAGCAAACCTTCCCAGGGACAGTGGCATGGTGCTCACCAGACTGCGGACTCATCGTTGCTGGCAAGCGCACAATAACGCTAAAACGCTCTGAGAGGGCCGTAGAACGCAAAGAGACCAAGAAGGCTAGGGAGCGTATCAAGACGCGCTCAGAATGGCTTAAAGAGGCTCAGACAGCGGTTAATGCGTATGTGAGAGAGCGCGACAAGGAATTGCCATGCGTATCGTGCGGCAGGCACCATGAGGGCCAGTATCACGCAGGGCATTACAGATCGACAGGAAGCGCACCAGAGTTGAGGTTTGACGAGCAGAACATCCACAAGCAGTGCGCTCCATGCAATAACCACTTGTCCGGCAATTTAATACCCTACAGAGTGGAGTTAATCAGACGGATCGGACAAGACGGAGTTGACTACCTGGAAGGCCCGCACGACCCCAAGAAGTACACGGTGGAGCAGATCAAGAATGTCCGTGATGATTACCGGGCAAGACTCAAGGCCATGCGCGACAAGGCATGATATACTACGGAATACCCTTAGCACCTCGACGGTGCCTTTGCCCCATAAGCCGGGGCTTTTTTATTTGGCTGACTGGATAGCGCGATCTAGGATCAGAAAGCGCATTGCGAGGATTACTGGCAACGGTACTGGCAAGGCACCAGCCCGATACTTCTGAACTGCTGACAGGCTGAGATCGAGCGCATCAGCGATGTCCTGATTGCCGTAGCCAAGCTGATTCTGAAGCTCTTTGAATCGGTCACTCATAGCAACACCCCCGCTACCAAGATGAGAGCGCAGATAAAGCAGCCCAGCATTGCCATCGTTTCTTTGAGATTGTTGTTCATTTAATTCCCCACTGAGACGCAAAGGCGTCTGCTATTCCTTGATATGTTGTAGACCTTAGCTTCCACCTGTCGGGGCTTGGCGGCATCTTGTGGATTCTATCTGAGCGGCCATCGACAATGTTTGTTGGAGTCAGCAAAGGTAAGCCTTTCAGCCACAGGCAGGTAGCCTTGGTCTCCCCGTGACCAAACTGCCACGGCTGGATGATCTGGTCGGGCTTGCGCCAGATGCTGGACATAATGCAGATTGGATTTTCAATGGCGATGCGCGGAATGTCTGCGCGGGCCAGTGTCATAAAGAAATCAATGGCTTCCTGTTGCCTTCCGTCTGCTCGCTTCTCGGCAAAATGGCGAGCGCCGGAAACGGCAAGGTGGGTGCAAGGCGGGTGGGCTATCATCAAGTCCCATCCCTGCCCGATTATGTCGAACACATCACCTGTGTAGTGAGGTCCAGGTGCGTCACTCTCCAGCAGGTCACAGCTCATGGCGTCATGCCCAAGGGCTATGAAGGCATCCCTAACCCTTCCAGAATACTCGCAAGCTATTAAGACTTTCATCTTCATGCTCTCAGTTGATGGCCATCCTTGGCCGTGGTTGGTTAGATTGCGACTCGCACTGCGGCGCGGGCAATTACGTCTTTACGGAATTTGCCAGCCACGCGCACCCAATCGCCTTTGCGTGTTCCGCCAAATGCGTTGTCTTGTGTCAGGCGGCGGTAAACAAAGCCGTTGCTGTCAATGCGGTGAGTTCCGGCCTGTACTGCTGCGATTAGTTGCGCTGTCTTTGTCATTTTGATTCCCCTAGTTGTCGGCCCTGCTTTGTGCCTGACCATGTGTAGATAATACTCTTTCTATACGGGGTTACAAGTAGTCAATGCGAAATATCCTGCAATTCGTCTACAATTTCACTCGCTTCATCGTCTGTGGTATCATCAAGAAACCAATAGGAGGCTCTATGCCAATGAAGAAAGGGTCAAGCAAGAAGACTGTGTCGGCCAACATCAAGGCTGAGATGAAGTCAGGTAAACCTCAGAAGCAGGCTATCGCCATTGCTCTGTCGATGGCAAAGAAGCGAAAGCCAGCGAGGTATGAGTAATGCCAGGCGGCAGACCGACTAAGTACAACGATGAAATCTTATCCAAGGCAAAAGCCTATGTGGATGGAGGATACATCGAGTGCGGTGACGTTATACCCCAAATGGCGGGACTAGCTATTGAGCTAAGTATCTCACGCGAGACCATCTACGACTGGTGCGATGACCCTGAAAAGCAAGAGTTTTCTGACATCGTTGGTAGATGCTTGAGGGCGCAAGAGAGAAAGCTGCTCAACGGCAGTCTAAAAGGTGAGATGAATCCCACTATTGCCAAGCTGATTCTGACCAAACACGGGTACTCAGAACGAGTGCAGCAGGAACACATGGGTGAGAACGGTGGTCCGATAGAGCATGACTGGACCGTGAGGCTAGTCAATGCCTGAGATGACGCTACCGGCAAAGCTGAGAGCATTGATCACTACGCCCAAGCGATTCAAAATCCTTATAGGCGGCAGAGGATCAGGCAAGAGCCAGTCGGTAGGTGACATCTGTCTGATGGATGCCCAGACCAAAGGCATCAAGACAGCCTGCTTCAGAGAGTACCAGATCACGATGGATGATTCGGTTCTCTCGCTGCTGTCAGGTGAGATCGAAAGGCTGAAGCTGGCAGGGTTCAC